ACGATGAGAAGGCGGTGCAGCAACGGGACTACGAGGACGAGAGCGTTGACATCACGCCCGTCTCCGACCCGACCGTCATCACGGACATGCAGCGGTTGAGCAAGGCGCAATACCTGATGCAGTTCCTCGGCGACCCGCTGATCGACCAGTTCGAGTTGCGCAAGCGCATCCTTGAGGCGGCCAAGATCGACGGCGTGGAGACGCTGTTGCCCCCGCCGCAGCCGATGCAGCCAGACCCGCTGCAGGAGGCCACGGTTCGCCTGACGGAAGCCGAGGCGCTGAAGAGCCTTCAGCAGTCCGAGGAGAGCGAGGCCAAGACCGCCAAGGAGTGGTCCTCCGCGATCAGGAACCTCGCCGAGGCGGAGGCCGTGGAAGCCGGGCCGCAACTGCAACTGTACCAGACCGAACTGAACGCACTGCTTGAGGCGACGAAGAATGGACCTGACGGCGGACCAACTGGCGCTATGGAAGAAGGACCCGGTGACGCTGGAGGTCTTCCGGTATCTCCGGAGCAGGCGCCTGGACCTTATGGAGCGATGGGCTGAGGGCGGCCTGTCCCTGGACCTCGAAGAGGAGTGCCGGGGACGGGCGAAAGCCTACCAGGACGTTGTGAGCATCACGTTCAGCGACATCGAGGACCACTACAGCAACAGCTAGCTCGCTGCTATCTAGCTACTATCTAGCCACTTACCCAGCAAACAGGAACAGCAATGACCTACCCCAATCTCTCCGGGATTTCTCCCGTGGAATACAAAATCCTTGTGCTTATCGATGAGGTAAAGACCGTCACGCCCGGCGGCATCCACCTGCCCGCGGCCAAGGTCGAGCGCGACGAGATGGCGCAGGTCAAGGGCACGCTGATCGCCGCGGGCGGCAACGCCTTCTCCGATTGGGCCGGCGAGATCCCCAAGCCCGGCGACCGCGTCATGATCGCCAAGTACTCTGGCCTTGCTGCCGATGGCAACGACGGCAGGAAGTACCGCATCGCCAGCGACAAGGACGTGGCGGCGGTGCTGTCATGAGCGACGAGATCGAAGTGCAGGCCGAAGAGGCCGAGGTTGCCGCCCCGACCGAGAGCGAGGAGCGCGCACGGGCGCAGGGCTGGAGACCGAAGGAAGAGTACCGCGGGCCGGAAGACAAATGGGTCGACGCCGATGCCTTCCTGGATCGCGCCGACAAGGAACTGCCCATTGCCCGCGAGCGCACCCGCGCGATGGAGCGCGAGCTTCGCGAACTGAAGGCGACCGTCAAGCAGTTCTCGGAGCACCATGCCAAGGTGCAGGAGATCGCCTATGAGCGGGCCGTCGCGGACCTGAAGAAGCAGCGGCGCGAGGCCATCGCCATCGGTGACGCGGAGGCTGTCGAGAAGGCGGAGGACAAGCTTGAGGAACTGAAGGGGGTCAAGCCCGCCAGCGTCAAGCAGGAAGCGCGGGAGATCGCCCCTGAGGTGCAGACTTGGCTGCAGGCCAACCCATGGTTCCATGCCGACAAGCGCCTTGCCAGCTACGCGGACGGGGTATGTGCCGAACTGCAGGCCGAGGACCCGACCCGCGACCTGGGGGACATCCTCAGGGAAGTCACGAAGGAAGTTAAGGAACGCTTCCCCGAGAAGTTCGCCAACGCCCGGCGCAGCGCTCCCCCGTCCGTCGAGGGCGCGGGGCCGATTGCCGCCGGCAGCAAGGGCGCGAAGACATACGCCGCCCTGCCCGCCGACGCGCGGGCCGCGTGCGACAGGTTCGTCAAGGCCGGTCTCATGACCAAAGAGCAATACACCAAGGAGTATTTCGGATCATGAGCAACCCGCCGAGAGAAGCCAGGCCGACCGACCGCAACGAGACCGGCCGGCGGAAGCGCATACCCCTGGGCCAGGCACAGCAAAGGCTTGGCGCCAACATCCGGCCCGGCTACGTCGGGCGATGGATCAACGACACACCGGGCCGCCTGAAGCAAGCCGAGGCGGCCGGCTACACCTTCGTCGGCGACGGCACCGGAGCAAAATCGACCGAGCTTGGCGAGCGCGTGGCGCAGGAAGTGGGCGGCGGGACCAAGGCGTACCTGATGGAGATCCCGCAGGAATGGCACGCCGAGGACCAGGCCGCCAAGCAGGAGCGCGTCAACGCCGCGGAGCAGCAAATCCGCCTGGGGGCCGCGGAACGGCAGACCGGCGACGGTCGCTACGTGCCCCAAGGCAGCATCGAAATCAAGCGGGATCGCTGATCCCCCAATGAGGTTTACCCATGGCTAACGTTGACAGCCCCTTCGGCCTGAAGCCGATCAAGCACAAGAGCGGCGCTCCCTACAACGGCGCCGCAAACCCCTACTACGTCGCGTCGAGCTACGGCACCGCGCTGTTCATCGGCGACCCGGTGATCCGCGTCGCGGGCGGTTCGAACGCCGCGGCCGTGACCGTCCCCGGCGGCGGCTCGTTCGGCGTCGGCACCCTGCCGAGCGTCGAGAAGGCCACGGCGGGCGACGGCAACCGGATCACGGGCGTGATCGTCGGGTTCTCGGCGCTCGCGACCGACCTGGAGAAGAAGCACAACCCGGCCTCCACCGAGCGCGTGGCCTACGTGTGCGACGATCCCGACGTTGTGTTCGAGATCCAGGCTGACGGCGCGGTTGCCGCGGCTTCGGTCGGGCTCAACGCCGTGCTGATCTACACGCACAGCGGCAGCACCACCACGGGCCTGAGCGGCGCCGAGCTCGACACCACCAGCGACGTTCCGGCGGCCGATGCGAGCAACCAGCTCCTCATCCTGCGCGCAGTCAACCGCGAGGACAACGACACCACCAGCACTTGGGCCAAGGTCGAAGTGATGATCAACCAACACACCGAGAGCCAGGGCACCGTTGGTTCGCTCGGCATCTAACCCAAGGGATTGAGTAAATGACCGTCATCACTTCCGGCGCACACCCCAAGGCCCTTTGGCCTGGCGTCAATGCTTGGTTCGGTGCTGCTTACAAGGAGCACCCGACCGAGTACACCGAGATCTTCGACACCGAAGCCTCCACGATGCAGTACGAGGAGGACGTTCAGCACACCGGGTTCAACTTGGCCCCCGTGCTGGCCGAGGGCGGCGCGGTCACCTACGACAGCCACACCCAGGGCTACGTCAAGCGCTACACCCACGTCGCGTACGGGCTGGGCTACATCGTCACCCGCATCGAGATGGATGACAACCAGTACGAGAAGCTGAGCAAGAGCCGGGCGCAGTCCCTGGCCCGCGCCATGCGCCGCACCAAGGAGACCGTCGCGGCGAACATCCTGAACCGCGCCGAGACCAGCGGCTATACCGGCGGCGACGGCAAGACCCTGCTGGCGACCGACCATCCGAGCGTCGCGGGCGACTGGAGCAACAAGCTGGCGGTCGCGGCCGACCTGTCGGAAGCCGCGCTTGAGGACCTGCTGATCCAGGTCATGACGGCGACGGACGAGCGCGGCGGGCCGATGGCGCTGCAGGCGCGCAAGCTGATCATCCCGCCGCAGTACGCCTTCACGGCCGCGCGCATCCTGAAGAGCGTCGGCCGCACCGACACGGCCAACAACGACATCAACGCGCTGAAGGCCATGGGGGCGCTTCCGGACGGCGTCGTGGTCAACCACTACCTGAGCGACAGTGACGCCTGGTTCGTCAAGACCGACTGCCCGCACGGCCTGAAGCACTTCCAGCGGACCGCCATGGAGTTCACCAAGGACAACGATTTCGACACGTCCAACGCGAAGGCGAAGGCGTTCGAGCGTTATTCCTTCGGCTGGACCGACCCGCATGCAATCTACGGGTCCATGGGGAGCTGATAATCCGCAATAGTCAGCCCAACCAAAGCACATTGAGTAACGAGGGGGTTTCGGCCCCCTCTTTATTTGCCCGTCACATGGGTTTTCCCTAACGGGCGCGACGCGTCCATGAAGAGGGCTTGAAATGACCATCTCCAACTACCCCAACGGCTTCGCCCAGGGCGTCACGGTTCGCGGGCTGCCGTTGCTGAACAGCTACCCCGGCGCCGTCTACTGGGTCTCGTCCACGACGGGCTCCAACGGCAACAAGGGCACCTTCGACCGCCCCTTTGCCACCATCGACTACGCCATCGGCCGCTGCACGGCGAGCAAGGGCGATATCATCATGGTCAAGCCGGGCCACACCGAGACCATCTCGGGCGCGGCGGGCATCGCGATGGACGTTATCGGCGTCGCCGTGATCGGCATGGGCACCGGCACGCTGCGGCCGACCATCAACTTCACGGCCACCACCTCCACGCTGACCATGAGCGCCGCTAGCTGCACACTATATAATGTGCTGCTCACGGGCGGCATCGACGCGGTCGTCTCCCCCGTGGTCGTGTCCGCTTCCGACTGCGCCATCATCAACTGCGAATACCGCGACGTGACCGGGCAGTGCACGGACGGCATCCTGACCACGGCCGGCGCCGACCGGCTGCTGATCGACGGGCTTCGCTACGACGGCGCCGTTGCGGCTGGCACGAATGCGGCCATCGCGATTGTCGGCGGCGACGGGATCGTTATTCGGAACTTCCGCATTGACGGAAACTTCGCGGTCGGCGGGATCGACATTCGCACCACGGCCACCACGGATCTTGAGGTGAGCGACGGCAAGTTCCGCACCCGGAACGCCGCGGATATCTTCATCGTGGACACCATCACGGCGTCAACCGGGACCATCGGCCCGAACCTGTTCCTCCGGCTGCAGGACAATGCCGCGAACATCACCGAGGCGATCACGGGCGCCACGTTCGTCCAGCATCTTCCCATCAGTGTCGTGAACAATGCCGGCGAAGTCGGCATGGCCATCAACACCACGGCCTCCACCGATGCCTGACCATAGCGGGGGGCTCCGGCCCCCTGCCCCACATGCGAGGGCTGATGGATGACGATATCATTTAGCGGCAAGGCTCCCCGCGACTTCCTGCTTGACGTGGGGCTCGGGCGCATACCGGGCCATACCCGCGTGACCGCATCGGGCGTCAATCCCGACGTGGACACCGCGACGACCCCGGAGGACATCTGGTTCGCGGGCGGGGCCTACCCGTTCCCGACAAGCGCCACGACCCTTGAGGTTCTGTCCAGCAGCGCCGATGACGCGGCGGCCGGCACCGGCATGAGGACCATGCAGGTTATCGGGCTGGACGCCAATTACGCAGAGCAGTCCGAAATCGTGACGCTGGACGGCACCACGCCGGTTGCGCTGGCGAACAGCTACCTGCGGCTCAACCGGGCTCAGGTCGTTTCGGCCGGCAGCGGGCGCACCAACGCGGGCAACGTCACGATCCGCGAGACCGGCGCGGGGCAGACCCGAGGGGCGATGCGGGCCGGCTACGGCATCATGCGGCAGGCGATATACACGGTTCCGGCCGGCTATACCTTGGCGATCACGGCGACGGTGCTGAGCATCCTGCGGACGGTGGGAACCGACTACGAGGCGACCTTCGTCGAGTTCTTTCAATCCCCGGCCGGCTTCTACCGGCAGACGCTTGAGGTCGCGGTTAACACGGCCCCGATAGAAATAATCAAGACGGTGCCGATCATGATCCCCGAGAAATGGGACTTCGCGATCCGGTGCGCCGGGGTGTCCGCGAACAACATGGAAGTGTCCGCAAGCTTCCATGGCGTCCAAATCCTGAACTCAATGCTGTGAGGGCGATATGAGAGCGCAGACCATTTCCGTATCGTCCGCCGCGTCGTCGGCGTGGATACCGCTTGACCACAACAAGAACCCATTCAACATCGGCTTCGGCGTGACCATCGGGGCCGCCGTCCTGACCTACAAGCTTCAGCACACCTTCGACGACGTGCAGAACGCCAGCGTAACCCCCGTGGCCTTCGACCATCCGGACGTGACGGGCGAGACGACCAACCAAGACGGCAACTATGCGTTTCCGGTTCGCGCGGTTCGGCTGACCGTGACTGCATGGACTTCCGGCACGGCCACCCTGACCCTGATCCAGGCCGGCTGATGGGCGTGGTCGTCGCGTCGGGCGTAACCGCCCGAGACCCGGTTGTGCATCCTGGCGTCAGGACCAACAACTATTACCTTGCCGCCACCGTGCTCCCCAGCGCGACGACGGCGGCGATATCGGCCAACTCGATCTATTACCAACCCATCGCGATCACGGGGGTGATCAACCGCATCGGGATCGAGGTTACCACGGGCAGTTCCGGGGCGGCCCGGCTGGGGCTCTACACCAACGCCAACGGGCTGCCCGGAACGCTGATACTGGACTGCGGCACGGTGGACACCACGAGCATCGCCATCGTCGAGGCCACCATCGACCCGATGGTGCTCAGGGGCGATTGGATGTGGATGTGCGTCGTGTCCAACGCCACCCCGACATGCCGGATCGGCACGGTGGGCGCGGCGATGTTCGCGGGCGCCTCCACGCCATCGGCCGGCATCCGGGGCTACGTCGGCACGTTCAACTATGCCGCGCTGCCGACCGCGGCGCCAGCGATCACGGGCGTTTCGTCGGTTGGCCCGGCAATCTGGCTGCGGAGCGTTTGATGGCGATCATCCGGACATACAAGGACGGCGTCCTTGTCCACGAAGAAGTCATCGAGGACGAGGAGCCCGCCGAGGAAGAAGAGCAGGGGGGCGAGTAGCCATGGCCGATACCTACCGCCCCGGCGACAACTACGTCATCTGCCAGATCAGCGGCTTCAAGGTGCGGGCGAGCGAGACCCGGCGGCGGTGGGATGGGCTTATCGTCGCCAAGAGGTTCTGGGAGCCTCGCCATCCCCAGGACTTCGTGAGGGGGCGCTTCGACGACCAAAGACCCCAGGTCAGCGTTCCCGAGGCCGCCGACGTGTTCCTTGGGGCCAACGAAGTTACGGCGGAGGATTTGTAAATGGCGACGAGCGGCAGTTCCAATTATTCCCTGACCCGCAACGACATCATCCAAGAGGCATTGGAACTGATCGGCGTTGCGGCGGCAGGCGAAACCCCGGCGGCAGCCGACGTATCGACCGCCGACCGCAGCCTGAACATCATGATCAAGGGTTGGCAGGCCAAGGGCATCAACCTCTGGCGACAGACGGAGGGCATCCTGACGGCAACGGCTGGGCAGGCGAGTTTCACCATGGGGACGGGCGGCGACTTCACAACCGCCCGTCCATTGCGGATCACGTCGGCGCGGCTGACGGTCAGTTCAATCGACACGCCGCTTCAAGAAATCAGTCGGCAGGAATACTTCGACCTGCCGAACAAGTCCGCCTCCGGAAGGCCCACCTGCTACTATTACGACCCCGCCTTAACGCTTGGTAAAATCTACCTGTGGCCCACCGTTGCCACGGGGGTAAGCGCCACGCTGAAATTTACCTACCAGCGCAGCATCGAAGACTTCGACGCGGCCGGCGACGATCCCGACTTTCCCCAGGAATGGTTGGAGTGCCTTGCCTACAACCTCGCCGCACGCCTCGCGCCGAAGTTCGGCACGACGGTTTCCCCCGAGGTCGCGGCCATCGCGATTGAAAGCCTTGACGACCTGATGGGCTGGGACATGGAGCCCGCCAGCATCTTTTTCCAGCCCGCGGAGTGCTGAATGAGTGGCTACCTTAACCAATTGGCCGAGTATTTGCGGCGCTCTGGCCGCAATCTGGCTGACGCTCCTGGTGATGCCTACAGTGCTCTTGCCGGGGTGGCGAACAATGTTCCTCACATTCCTTTCGCTAAAGATTATATCGCTTCTTACGACGGCGCGATAACGGGGGCCGACCTCCCGTATTACGGGGACGATGAGATCAGTGCCGCCCGCGCACACTTCGACCGCAAGCCACGCTCCAACACCAGCCGGTTGGTTGACCTGATCGGCAACTACATGGCCGGCGCGGCTACCGGCCCGAAGACAACCGTCCAGGGCGCCGCGAGGGCTGCACAGCAGGCAGCGCCCGCGCCGACCGAAGCCGACAGTATCCAGGCAATCATGGAAGACCTTCGCCGCGGACTTGCGGAAGCACGAAAGGGGCAATGATGCGCATCCCGATTGCAACAAAGTCGAACACTTCGCGCAGTCGGGCACTCTCCGCAGAGCGCGTCGTGAACATGGCTGCGCAGATCCAGCCGGAGGGCGCCAAGTCCCCGGTCGCCCTGTTCAGTTCGCCCGGCCTGACTTCATTCGGCTCCATCGGCTCCGGCCCCATCAGGGGCATGCACGTGATGGGCGGGGCGCTCTACGTCGTCTCGGCGGACGGCGTCTACAAGGTGCTGGCCAACGGCGCGGCAACCCTGCTCGGCTCCATCGGCACGGCGGCGGGCGCCGTCCACATGGTGGACAACGGGACGCAGATTTTCCTGGTGGACAACCCCAACGGCTGGGTGGTCACGTCAACGACGCTGACGCAGATCACGGACGCGGACTGGCCCGGCGCGGCCACGTGCGCCTACCTGGACGGCTACGGCATCCTCAACGATCCTGACACCGGGCGGTTCTACGTCACGAGCCTGCTCGACTTCTCGACGGTTGACGCGCTGGACTTCGCGACGGCCGAGAGCGCGCCTGACGATATCCTCAGGGTGTTCGTTGACCATCGCGAACTGTGGCTGTTCGGCTCGCACAGCACGGAGGTGTGGGTCAACACGGGCAATGCCGATTTCCCGTTCGAACGCCAGCCCGGCAGCATCCTGGAACGGGGCACCGCGGCGGCGGGCAGCGTCGCCAAGATGGACAGTTCAACGTTTTGGCTGGGCGACGACCGGATCGTCTACCGGGCCAACGGCTACCAACCGATGCGCATATCCACCCACGCGATTGAGCAGGCGATTGCCGGCTATGCCACGGTGAGTGACGCGGTTGCTTTCAGCTATGCGTTGGACGGGCACACCTACTACGTCCTGACGTTCCCGACCGAAGCGGCCACCTGGGTCTACGACGCATCAACCCAACAGTGGCACGAGCGGGACAGCCGGGCGTCGGACATCAGCCTGGGGCGCTGGCGTGCCCAGAGCTACGCATACTGCTACGGCAAGCACCTGGTGGGCGACTACTCGGCAGGAACCGTGTGGGAAATGTCCACGTCGGTCCATGCCGAGGGCTCCGAGGATCTTGTGAGGTTGATCCAGTTCCCGCCGCTGTATGCCGAGGGAAAGCGGGCGTTCATGTACAGCCTTGAGGTTGACATGGAGGTCGGCGTCGGGCTCAGCGGCGGGCAGGGCAGCGATCCCCAGGTCATGCTTCAGTGGTCCGACGACGGCGGCAACACGTGGTCCAACGAGCATTGGAAGAGCATAGGGCCGCTTGGTGAATACCGCACGCGCGTGACCTGGGAACGGCTCGGCTCCTTCCGGCAACGGACGTTGCGCCTATCGGTCAGCGATCCCGTGCGGTGCGTGATTTATGGGGCGATGGCTGAGATTGTCGGGGGGTCGAGCTAAATGGCAACGATCCTCATCCCTCCCCCGCGGATACCGCTGATCGACCAGCGCACCGGCATGATGGCGCAGGCGTGGTATTCGTTCTTCAGCCAGTTCCTCCAAGGGCTCAGCGACGACGGGACCAGCACGACCGTTGACCTGACGGCGCTCACGTCGCGGGTCCTGGCGGCCGAGAACGGCATCGACGCGCTTGAGGCCGAGGACGGCAACCTGTTCGTCGACGCTGCCATGGATGTCGGCCACACGGCGGAAATCGATGAGCTTCGCAAGCGCATCGCAGACCTGGAGGCGGACTTCCGGCCCGACCCCACCGCGGCGCTGAATGCGCTTCATGACCGGATAGCCGACCTTGAGCTTCAAATCAGCATGATGACGGGCAACGACGCCGCGCTGGACGAACTGCGCAGGCGCGTGTCCGGCCTTGAAATAGATGTGGAAATGAACCGATGACGCAACGCACCGCAAAGGTACTCGCAGCCGGGTCGCAACTGACGACCTCGGCCGCGACCTACTACACCGCCCCGGCCCTGACGACCACGATCATACAGACCGTCGCCCTGACCAACACGACGGCGGGCGCGGAAACGGCGACCGTCCACCTCGTCGCGTCGGGCGGATCGGCCAGCGCCTCCAACACGGTGCTGAGCGCACAGAGCATCGCCGCGGGCGCCACCCTCATCGTTCCCGGATGCGCGGGCATGGTGCTGGCGGCCGGCGGCACGCTGCAGGCGTTGGCATCCGCCAACACCGCAATCAGCATCCGGGCGAGCGGGACGGAGATCACATGATGATCCGCCCGGCGGCTGAGCATGATATCCCGCTGCTCCTGGAAATGGGCCGGCGGTTCTTTGGTGAGGCCGGCTGGGGGGACGTGACGGAGTACGATCCGGCATCGATGGAGCGCACCATTCGGCACCTGATCGACAGCGAGGCGGGAATACTGCTGGTCGCTGAGGCCGACGGCGAGGTTGCGGGCATGGCGGGGGCGCTGCTGTATCCGCACTACTTCAACACGGACAGCCTGACCGGTCAGGAAATATTCTGGTGGGTTGAGCCCGCGCACCGAACCGGCTTCGGCGGGGCTCTCCTGGACGCGATGGAAAGCGCAGCCGCGGCGGCTGGCGCGGTCAGCTTCACGATGGTTTCGGTAGCCTCCCTGCGCTCCGATGCCCTGGATAGGGTCTATCGTCGGCGCGGCTATCGCCCGGCCGAGCGCACTTACATCAAGAGGTTTTGAAATGGCGATTGGAACAACGGCGGCCATCCTCGGAAGCGCGGCCATCGGCGCGGGCACGTCCATCCTTGGAAGCCGGAAGGCGGCCAAGGCGCAGACGCAGGCGGCCAACAAGGCGTCCGGCACCGAATTGCAGATGCAGCGGGACGCACAGGCGTTCAACAAGCAGATGTACGGCAAGGGCCGCGAGGACGTTGTCAGCAACTTCCGGACGGCGGCGACGCAGCTTGACGCGTACGACAACCCCGGCCGGGGCGCAACGCTGCGCATGGCCGAACTGGCGGGGCTCGGCGGCAACCCGAACTCGGCGCTGAACGCGCTCCGCTCTGACCCGGCGTATCAGTTCCGGATGCAGCAGGGCGTGAGCGCGCTTGACCGCTCGGCGGCTGCCCGCGGCATGCTGCAGAGCGGGGCGCAGCAGAAGGCGCTGGCGCGGTTCGGGCAGGGGCTCGCATCCGAGGAATACGGCAACATCTTCAACCGCGTCGGCGCGGTGCAGGGCAACGCACAGCAGGCCGCGGGGGCTCTCTCCAACCTGTACATGAACCGCGGAACGACGCTGGGCAACCTTGCCACGGGGCAGGCTTCGCAGAACCAGAACCTCGCCATGAACACGTCCAACGCGCTCGGCAACTACGCGATGGCCGGCGGCCAGGCGCGGGCGAGCGGCTACGAGGGCATGGCGTCGGGCATCAACAGCGGCCTCCAGAACGGCCTGACCGCCTACATGATGCAGCAGCAGGTTCGACAGCCCGGCATGTACGGCAACAACTTCGGCGGCGGGCTACGCGGTATCACGGGCATGCTTGGCGGGGGCGTCTGATGGCGATCCAGCAGTTCAACCTTGGCGCCGTCTTCGATCAGCTCGCCCAACAGCGGGCCATGCAGATCCAGGAGCGCGGCGCGGCCCAGCAGGAGCGCATGGGCGCGCTCCAGATGGCGCGCTACCAGCGTGAGGACGAACAGGCACAGCGCCAACAGAGCGCCCTTGCCCGCCTGAACACCCCCGGCATGGACGACGCGGGGCGGCGCAGCATCCTTGAGGAAGCCTACCCCGAACTTCTCGCCAAGCGCGTGTTCCAGGCCCCGGAATACGACATGGAAAACGGGGTGATGTACGACAAGCGCACGGGCGCGATAGTCGGGCGCGACGGGCTGTTCGTGGGCGACGCCTACGCACCCGCGCCGCAGGCTCCGCAACAGGCTCCGCAGCCGACGATTGCCCCCGGCGGACGCATGCCGGTCCCGATGCCTGTCCAGCGCGAGGAACTGCCCGCGCAACGCTCCTACTCGGAAGGCGTCAAGGCGGTTGAGAACACGACGGGCAACCCGAACGCACGGAACCCGCGCAGCACCGCGACGGGCGATGGCCAGTTCATCGAGGCTACTTGGCTCGACATGATGAGCCGGCATGCCCCCGGACTGACGCAGGGCAAGAGCCGCCAGGAAATCCTGGAGATGCGCGGCGATCCCGAGTTGGCCGCCAAGATGACGGACCTGTACGGGCAGGAGAACCGGGCGCACCTGGAGCGCAACGGCATCGAGGCAACCCCGGCACTGGTCTACGGCGCGCACCACTTCGGCCCGGCTGCGGCGGTCAGGTTCGCGAAGGCTTCGGACGATACGACCATGGAGGCCGTTCTTGGACCCGACGCGATCAGGGCCAACCCCCAGCTTGCCGGCATGACGGTGGGGCAGGCCAAGGCGCTGCTTGAGAAGAGGTTTGCGGGCGTGGCGATGCCCGGCGGGCAGGCTCAACCACCCCAGGCCCAGACCGAGCCGACACAGGCTGGTTCGCAGGACGGCTGGAGGCAGATCAAGGAGGGTGGCGCCAAGTCCCTTGGCCTTGCCAAGGCACCGGATGGCATGATGTGGGTTGGGCGCAGGAACCCGCAGACCGGGCAGGTCGAGACGAGGCTTGACCCCATCCCCGGATCAAGCGCCCGCAACCTGTCGGCCGAAGAGGTCGAGCAGGCCGGCTTGCCAAAGGGCACCGTGGCTCAGGTTGGCCCCGATGGAAAGATCGACGTCGTCAACAAGGGCGAGGACGTTGACCGCGAAGAGAAGCGATCCAAGGCGGTCGTGGAACTTGAGCGCAATTGGCGGAGCGACTTCAAGGAGCCGGTCAAGCAGTCGCGCGAACTGACATCCCAGGTGGGCATCATCCGGAACGCCCTTGCCACGAAGAAGGGGCCGGGCGACATCGCGGGCATCATCGCCTTCAACAAGTTGCTGGACCCCGGCGCGGTTGTTCGGGAAGCGGACGTTGCCTTGACCTTGCAGGCCCAGGGGCTTGGTGACCGACTATCGACGTGGATGGCGAACAAGCAGGAAGGCGACGTGCTGCCGCAGCCGTTGCGAGACGAAATGCTCGCCTTGTCCGAACAGATATACCAGACCAGCAACAGCTACCTCCGTGACGGCGTGATGACATACCGGGAGGCGATTGAGCACGGGGGAGGAAACTTCGACCGCGTATTGCCGCCGCAGATGCGCAAGTCCCTTGGGTGGGATGACCAGCCCGACCCGAACGCCTGGGAAAAGGTCGAGATCCCGCCCGAACTGACACCCGCCGGCCGCGGACAGCAGCCGGGCCAAGCCAACCCAGCGGGCGTGCCGGAACTTCCGCCCGGCTTCAGGATAATCGGAGGATAGCATGCCCATCGCGATCAACGACGAAACCGGCGAAGTGTTGCGGCTGGACGAGGCCGGCAAGTGGGTTCCGGCGCAGGTCGCGGAGCACCCCGAGACCGGCGAGCGTCTGGCGAGGGATGGGGGCGCCTGGGTTTCCGTGAGGAAGCCCAGGCAGGGCTTGGGCCAAGCCGTCAAGGGCTTCAACGACAGCGTCGAGCAGGGCGCCTCGTTCGGCTTCATGGACGAGATCAACGCCGGCATACGCTCCGGCATCCGCGGCGTCCACAACCTCGTCACTGGCAAGGAAGCCGACTTTTCCGGAAACTATGACCGCGCCTTGGTCGACGAACGGAAGGACTTCAAGGCGTTCGAGGAGAACCATCCGGTCCTGGCCACGGGCGCCAACATCGCGGGCGGCCTGGTTTCGTCCATCCCAACGGCTGGCGCCGTCATGGGCGGGCGCACGGCGGCGGGCGTGCTTGGTCGCGCCGCGCTGACCGGCGCTGGTTCCGGCGCGGTCGGTGGGCTCGGCGCGGGCGAAGGCGGGCTTGAAAACCACATCGTATCGGCGGGGAAGGGCGCGGCCATCGGCGGGGCTATCGGCGCAGCGCTCCCCGCCGTCGCCAAGGTGGGCAGCGAGGTTGTCAAGGCGGTCGGCAACGTCACGGGTCTGCGCAACAACCGCAACGTGGCCCTGGACCAGCTCAACCGGGCATTCGAGCGGGACAAGATCGACCCCGCCGCGATCGCCCCGGATGGCGACCGGCAGATGGCGTTGGTCGATCAGGGCGGCAAGAACGTTACCCGGCTCGGCCGCACGGTGGAAACCATCCCCGGCGCGGGCTCCGACCGCGCGCACAACTTCCTCAACGAGCGCCAGCTTGGGCAGGGTGAGCGGGTTGGCGACGACATCGCCAAAGGCCTGGGGGGAGACGACTTCTACAAGGCCCTTGACGACCTTGACGCGGAACGGAAGGCAGCCGCAGCCCCGCTGTACGAGGAAGCCTACAAGCCGAAATACGTCTGGTCCGACGAAATCGAGGCGCTGACCAAGGACCGGCCGAGCATCCGGCAGGCCATGGCGCGGGCTCACAGGATCGCGGCGGAAGAGGGGCGCGACCCCGGCGGGCTTGGCCTGAAGATGGATGCGGACGGGAATGTCAAGATCGACCGCACGGCGGCCGGGATGCAGACGCTCGACTACATCAAGCGCGGGCTTGACGACGTGCTGGAAACCTTCCGCGACCCGGTGACCGGCAAGCTCCGGCTGGACGAGGGCGGCCGGGCCATCGAGGCGACGCGCAAGCGGTACGTCGCGGAACTGGACCGGCTCAACCCGGCGTACAAGGAGGCGCGGGCGGCATGGGGCGGGCCGACGCAGAGCATGGAGGCGGCAAGGCTCGGGCGCGACTTCGCGAAGGGTGACGCAGAGGTGACGCTGGCACGGTTCCGGCAACTCTCGCCCGGCGACCAAAACCTGTTCCGGCTCGGCGTGGCTCGGGAGCTTCAGGGCAAGGTGGCGAACACCAAGGACGGCCACGACGCGGTCGGGAAAATCTTCGGCGCTCCGGGGCAACGCAAGCGATTGCAAGCGCTGTTCCCGGATCAGGCGTCATTCGATGCCTTCGAGAAGGCCATGAAGGACGAGGCGCGCATGACGAAGACCCGCCGGGAGGTGACCGGCGGATCGGCGACGGGCCGGATCGCGGCGGAGCAGGATGACGCGGGGGCGCTCGGGGACGCGGCGCTGGACTATGCCGGCGGAGGCGTCAAGAGCGTGCTGTTCGGCCTGGCGAAGCGGGCCACATCCAAGGCGCGGGGCATCGGCGAGAAGTCAGCCGACGAACTGTCAAAGATGCTTTTCGACGCGAGCCCCGAGGTTCAAAGGAACGTTCTGGCGGAGTTGATCCGCCGGCAACGCGCCGTTGAGCTTCGGGGCGCCCGGAACGTCGGCCGCGTCACGACGGGCATGAGCGCATTGGCCAACGCATCCGGCCAGGGCGTCGCGGTGGACTAGTCGCAGAGCACGATGAAGCCGGCGGGCGGAGGGGGGAGCCCTTCCGCGCACGCAGGCTGCCCCGTCATCCTGTCGTGCCCCTTGACCATGGGCGCGACCCATACCTTGGCTGCCGAGACGATGGCCAGCACGGCGACGAAGGCCAGGAACGGCCCGGCGTTCGGCCCGAAGAACGGTTCTCGCTTCATGACACCTCCAATTTAAGTCGACGACCAACCCTTGCACGCCATGACGCGGCTGGAAAGCCGCACTTTCCTCATATGCGGAGATCGGCATGAGCCGCTTCACGATGCCAAGAGCCGACAGTTTCGACACGTCGGGCAACCCCAGAGCGGGTGCGAGGCTCTATTTCTATGCAACCGGAACTACGACGCCGCTGGACACCTACACGTCAAGCGCGATGAGCGTCGCCAACGCGAACCCGGTCGTCGCAGACGGCGCGGGCGTGTTCCCGGAAATCTTCCTGGCGGACGCCTCTTACAAGGTCGTGCTGAAGACATCGGCCGACGTTACGGTATGGACCGCCGACCCGGTGGTGGCCAACCCGACATCGGCGAGCCTCACGCCGACGATCACCACCATCGTGGATGCTGCGATCACGGCGGCGGCACCGCTGGGCATGATCACGGCGGACACCACGCTCGCCGTCCCGTCCGCCTACGCGACCATCGCCACGGCGCTGGACTACCTGAACGGCAAGTGGATCAGCCCCGACGCGACCGTGACAATCCAGGTCGCAGCGGGCACCCACACCCACACCGTTCCCATCGTCATCACCCACCCGTGCGCGGCGCAGATCCACATCAAGGGCACGGCGGCGATCAGCCACACCCTGGTGAGCCAGCAGAGCGTGAGCGGCACGGCGGGCGCCTACGACGTGGTCGTCAACGTCTCGACGGTCGGGACGGCGCTGGTGGGCGAATACCTGCTGATCCACACCGACACGACGGGCACGGGCGACCACTACGCACACCGGGGCGTTTGGCGGATCACGGCCGTGGACAGCGGCAACAACCGCTTCACGCTGCGCAACACCAACTGGTCCGCGGCGTTCCCGGCCAACACCTTGACGGGCGGCACGGCCTACCGGCTGACCACGGTGCTGAAGTTCAACAACTGCGACGGCTTCGTGGTCAACGGCGCGGTGCTGGGCCGGCTGGAGGACGTGGCCATCGTCGGCAACGCCGAGGACTACTGGAGCAGCGCGAACGTCAGCGGGACCGAAAAGGGGACGTTCGGGATCATCGTTTCGGGTGAGACGGTTGCGCAAAACGGCAAGACGGACAACGAGAACCAGTTCGTCATAGCCCAGGGCAGCGTTTCGTTCGGCCAGTACGTCGGGGTGTCGGACTTCGACCAGCAGGGCGTCGTCTGCTCCTCCGGCGGCTCGATCTTCGGGCGGTACGGCGCATCGTCCAGCAACCGGCGGCGCGGTTGGTACGCGGAGGCGTGCGGGCAGATCCAGTGCAAGAACAGCATCGGCAGCGGCAACTTCCTGGACGGCTACATTGCCGACGTGGGCGGCGCGATCATCTGCAACCTGAGCACGGCGAGCGGCAACGGCGGCAACGGAATTTCGTCGGTGCAGGGCGGCAGCATGACGGCCACCACCTGCGTTGCCACAGGCAACCTGACCCACGGCTTCCACGCCCGCGGCGGCTTCCTGAACTGCGGCCCGAGCACATCGACCAGCAACGCGGCGGACGGCTACCATGCGGAATACGGCGGAGTGATCCTGGCGTCGTCCGCCGTCGCCACCAGCAACGCCAACGACGGCTTCGAGGCCAACCACGGCTCCGTGATCCGCGCGTTGAACGCCACGGCCAACACCAACGGCCGGTACGGCGTGCGTGCGTCGTCGGGCGGCAACATCGACTGCACGACGCTGACGGCGGCGGGGAACGTCACGGCGGACAAGAGCACCATGGGTATGGGCATCCTCATAGACACGACCTATGAGGACTTTGACGTTCCGGCCGGGCTGGTCGTCGGGGCCGCCGTCACGGCCGGGACCAACATCACGGCGACAGGCTACCTTCGCAGCAACAACGGCGCCAACAACGTCCAGATCGCCACCACGTCGGCGGGCGACCTGGGGCTGACCTTCAACAGCACGGGCCGGTTCGTATTCAAGACGGGCGGCGTGTTCCACCCAAGCGGCAACGGCACCCAGGACCTTGGCAGGACCACGGAGAAGTGGCTTGCGGTCTACGGCACCAACCTGGGCGCGTCGGGAACCCGGTTCACGAAGCTGTGGACCGTGGACATCGACACGACCAACGCGGCGGTGGTTTCGTCGGACGCGCGCAACAAGACCGACATCGTCGACGAACCCTTGGGGCTGGACTTCATCAACAGCTTGCGTCCCGTCCAATACAAGCTGATCGACAGCGGCGACGGCAGGCCGGGCGTTCGGCCCCACCACGGCCTGCTGGCGCAGGAGCTAAAGGCGGTGCTGGACGGCCTGGGGATCGACCACGCAGCATTCATCGACACGCCCGTGACCGTGGAGGTGATGGACGATGACGGAGAACCGACCGGGCGTTTCGTGCCGACCGGCGAAACCAAGATGGGTATCCGGTACTCGGAATTGGTCAGTTCGCTGATCAAGGCAGTTCAGGAGCTTTCGGCCCGCGTCGCGGCGCTGGAAGCCAAGTAACGGGCGCGGCCGATGGCGTCAACCATCGGCC